GCCTACTTGCCCAACGTAGCTAATCCAAACCTGCAGATTCACACTGAAGGTCAGACTAGCTCCGAAGGCGAAACAATTGCTGGTGGTGGAGGCAAAAGCAGTCGTGCAATTGGGTTGCAGGATCAAATGCGACGAATCAGACGCTAATGCATAACAAGTGAACCCGTCCGTGAGCGTCACCGCTTCAGCGATGCCGCACACGTCAGCTTCAATCAAGTTAGCAGCAGTGCCAGTCGTAAACGTCGAATTTGTGACATCGACAATGACCTTGTAAATGTCACCCTGCGCAAAACCTGTTGGGAAAGCCCCCTGGACTCCCGTTAGGTTGTTGCCGCCAAGAGCAAAAGTGGCTGCATTTCCTTGGGTTTTCGCTCCCACGGTCGCCAAAGCCAACTGCGAATATTGAATTCGAGCAATCGGCAATGTAAGCAACCGCGGGGAAACTTGATGTTCCGCGAACTCTATCTCATAATCAAACAAGACATAGCCGGGCGAATCAGTGGAGGATGTTTTCGACAGCAAGAAGAGCTCCCCATCTGCATAGGAGTTCAACGCGTCGTCCATACCATAGTCCGTCGATTTCCACATCGATGCTACATTAACAACAGCGCTGTGGTTGGTCCACTGAGGGCCAATCACAGTGCTAGGGTCACTGAGCACAAATGGTAACAGGAAACTCGACGTTTGGTTTAAAAACACTGAGTCACGATTCTTACCGTAGTAGAACATGACATCGCCGGTGGAAGACGTCGGCGACGACGTGATGTAATGAACAACAAATCGCCGCAGGCGATACTTCTGGTACATTTGCATGTACTGACGAATTGAAGAATCAACAAAAGCTGCCGGGGTCAACGGCGTTCCGCCGACCATGGTCCAAGTAGTCACTGTGTTGGTACCAATGGGCGTGAACATAAAGTCACGCCCGGTCACAACACAGCCTTTCGCCCCTTGTCGGGTGACTGACTCAGAACCGCGGACAGAATTACCAATTGCCACGGGTGCGGTGGCTATCGACGCCACAGGGCCCATCGAGGCCCCCGTGACGCGACCGCGCTGCCGCTTAGCTCGTGTCTTCTTCTTCTTCTTCGGAGTATTCAAGTTTGCCCGCCTCATCATAGCGGCAAGAGCCACTAGATTAGCGTTTTTCGGAGATTTTCGTTTTGCCATAATTTGCACCACCTCCTACCTACTACATAATATAGACGCGGTTGCGCCGCTTTCGGCGCCTACCGCGGGGGCGGAAAATGTTGTAATTTAATCCTGCTAGGGCTCGATCTTCCCCATTAACCATGTACCAAACACGGTTAATGACATCGCCACCAGCAGGGTCATACACAGCCTTGGTAATTCCAGGCTCCGTACTGCCTCCACGCCCAGGGTCATAAACCCCAGTCGCAGGGACAGTCGGAACTTCTCCACTACCAATCGCCGTCTGACTACCGTTCCCTGTTCCCTTAGTCTGCGACATCGTGCTACCAATCGTAGCCACCGTCGCACCAAGGCCTGCTGCTGCAGCCGAAGCCTCCTGGCCAAGCGCTCGCGCTGAGTTCGC